TCCTCAATTTAGGGATTCTGATAGAGATTTTTTCTACGCATGGGATTGTGTTTGTCAGGATAAAGACAGTTTTGGGTTGCTTTATTTTACAAACAGAAGGGATGGTAAATCTGAAAAATCACTAAACATACTCTATGAATACATTAGTAAAACAGAGGAGGTAAATGGAGGTATTCAATCACAAACAACAGATGATGCTAAAAAACTATTTATTAGGTTAGTATTCTCATGGAGAAAGATGCCTTACTTTTGGAAGCCAACAGATTCAGGAGATAAGAATCCTAAAAAAGAATTAAGGTTTGAAGAACCATCTGTTAGGAGTACTAAAGGAGATATAAAAACATATAAAAGAGTGTTGAACTCAATCATAGATTACCGTGCTTCAACAGAATCAGCGTATGATGGTTATGCTTTATGGAGGTTTTATTGTGATGAGTTTGGGAAATTTGAAGAAGGAGATGCTTACAATAGGTGGAATGTAGTAAAGCCAACCTTGTCGATAGGTCTAACCATAAGGGGTAAGGCAATATTTACAACAACAGTAGAGGATTTAGAGAAAGGAGGAGGACAGTCTGCTTTAGATATGTGGAAGGATTCTGATGTAAACAATAGAAAAAAAGACAATAGAACAAAAACAGGGCTTTATAGGTTGTTTAAACCTGCTTATTATGGGTTAGAAGGATTTGTTGATGAATACGGCTATTCTAAAATAAGTGAAGCTAAAAAAGCATTAATGAACTCAAGAGATGGGTTGGAAGGAATACAGTTAATACGAGAAACAAGAAAATATCCATTTTCTATAAAAGAGGTGTTTCAATCTTCTACAATATCTAATGTGTTTCCTACTTTTAAAATTATTCAACAAAAAGAGTATAATGAAGATAATGGTATTATTCCAAGAATAGGAAATTTAATTTGGGATGATAAAGAAAACTTCATAGTATCTTTTAAAGATGACCCTAATGGAAAATTTGAAACAATGTGGATGCCAGAGGAAAAAGAGAGAAATAAATTCAATAGAGATAGGGATGTTATAAAACCATTAAACACGCATTTAGGAGCTTTTGGAGTTGACCCTTTTGACCACAGAAACACAGTAGGAGATGGTTCTAATGGAGCTTGTTTAGGTTTTAGAGTTTATGACCCTATTAATTCAAAAAACAGCAATGCGTTCTTTCTAAAATACTTACAAAGACCCCCAAAAGAAACTATATTTTATGATGATATGTGTAAGGCTTTTGTATTTTATGGAATGGAGGCTTTAATAGAAAACCAAAAGCCAGGTTTAATAAACTATATGTTAGACAATGGTTTTAAGCACTATGTTAAAAGAACACAACAAGGAGATTACACAAAATCTAATAGTAGAGCGTGGATAGATGGAGTATCAATGTCGGGAGAAATAATCAGGGAAATAGCAATAGGGAATTTAGAAACTTATATTTATGACTTTGTAGGAAAGATAAGTCCTGACATTCAGCGTAATAAATTTGGTGTTATAGAAGGAGATTTAAGAGATGATTTATATGGTAATTGTGGTTTTTCAGACTTACTAACAGATTGGGTGAGTTTTGATTCTAATAAATGGACTAAGTATGATTTAACAGTAGCATCTATGTTGGCAAGATTAGCAGTTACTCCTATTCGTAATAAAAAAAATAGAGAAGAAACAATCTCTATACTTAAAAAATTATCTTTTCCCACATTTAAAATGTAAAAAAAACTATCTTTGTAAAAAATAATACTACATTATGAGTACAAAATCATTTCCAAAAGACAATATCGACCCCGAGTTGAAAAAGAAAAATAGTTATGGTATAGAGGTTTCTGATGCTATTTACTCTAATATCATAAAATCAGCAACAGGAGGTAGTGATTCTTCTGTAAATTCTTCTGCAATAAAAACAATTCAAGAGAACAGGCTTTATGCCACAAACAATCAATCTGTAAATATGTACAAGCCAAGGCTTAACGCAGCTATTGATTCAAAAGGAGATAGTTCTTATATGAATATAGATTGGAGTATATCAACCCCTTGTAAAAAGTTTGCTGACACTATAATTGGAGATATGATAAATCAAGAATATAAGGTTGGGTTTAACTCTATATCTCCTTATTCAAGAACAAAAAGAGCGGAAGAAAGAGATAAGTACTTTGCCAAACTTGTAATGAAGCAACAAATTTACGAGATGGAGCAAGAGGTAGGTATAAGTCTTATTGATAAAAGTGGTTTTGACCCTAAAGATGCTGATGATATTAACCTATATATGGACATGGAGTATAGACTTCCCATAGAAATAGGAATGGAAGAAATAGTTGATTATGAGCTTTACAGGAATGATTGGGATAAAAAAATTAAAAATAGAGTTATAAGAGATTTAGTTGAAAACAACAAAGGATGTGTCCGTTGGTATTTCGATGAAAACAATAGGATAAGAATGAGGTATGTCGATATAGGTTATTATTATTCATCTTTTACTACTGAGCCTGATAATTCTAATGTTGATTATGAAGCGGAATATATATTCATGGCTTTAAGAGATTTAAGGTTAAGAGATTCTAATAATATATTAAAAGATGATGATTGGAATGAAATAGCAAGGACTGTTTCAGGTAAGTATGGAAACCCTGTATTTGATGCAACTGATTTCGAGTTTAAGTATGATGATTTTAGAATACCTGTTTTAGATTTTGTTTACTACACTATTGATGATTTTTATTACGTGGAAAAACAAAAGGATGGCAAGACTATTTTTGACAAAAAAAAGTGGGGCTATGAATCAAATATACACAGTGTTCATGTGAAAAAGAAAATAATGTCTTATGAAGGACTTAGGATTATAGGGACAAAGCATCTTATTAACTACGGATTGTCCGAAAATATTTTAAGACATCAAGACCCTAACAACCACGAAAAGAGAAGCCCTGATATAGTTAAAAGATATGTATTCTTCCAATTACCAGGGAAGTCAATAGTTGATGTAATGAAGCCGAATATTGACAATATACAATTATTGGTTTTAAGGAAAAGACATATCATTTCAGAAATAAATCCAACAGGAATAGGAATTGATGTTGATGGTATAACAAACATTATGTCTATAATGAAGTTGAAAGACCCGATGGATGTTGTAAGAATTTATAAACAAAAAGGTATAGCTTTATTTTCAAGAACAGATGTTAATGGAGACCCATCTAACGGACTTCCTATTCATGAATTAGGAAGTAGTTTTTCTAATTTATTAGTATCCTTAGACCAATCTATATTATCTGAAATAAATATTATTAGAGAAAACATAGGGGTAAATGAAGCAAGAGATGGTTCCAAGCCTGATAAAGATGCTTTAGTGGGTATTGAAAAGTTAAGATTGTTAGCTAGTAATAATACTACTAGAGAACTTTATAGGGGGTTTACTAACGGAATATTAGCACCAACAGGAATTGTTATTGAAAGAATGTTGAAGTACAAACATTTGTACGGAGATGGAATACAAGAATATGAAGATGTTATTAGTAAGGTAGGTGTTGATATGATTCGTTTTTCAACAGAAATAGAGCTTACTAATTTAGGGATAAAAATAGAAGCACTACCTTCGGCAGAAGAGTTAGAGGACTTGATAGGAGCGTTAAAACTTTCTTTACAAAGCCAAGAAATATCTGTAGAAGATTATATGGAAGTAAAAAAGGTTTTAAATACAAAAAAAGCAATACGTTATTTATCTCAAAAAAAGAAAAAACACGCAGAACAAAAAATGTTAGAGTTTCAGCAAAAAGAAGATATAACAGCAGAAAGAGAAGCATCGTCTGCTATGGCATCAGCAGAAGCTCAAAAGATTAAAGAAATGGCTAAAGCAGAAGCAGGAGCAATGTTAGAAGAGGTTAAGTTACGTTTGGAGAAAGAATTGAATGACCATGAAACAATAAACAAGATAAAAATTATTGATAGAGAATCTTATTGGAAAACAATTCTTATAGAAAAAGCACAGGAAAACGATTCTAAAAAAGAAGTAGAAGAAGGTAATGTAAAAACAGGAGGAGAAAAGGTGTTTTCTGACCCTGAAAGAGCGGCTACTAGAAATGATGTTGTTATCTAAAAAGAACTTTAATTAAGTATGTTAGCTCTTAGCCTTTTTCTTTACCAATAAAGAATCTAAAGAAACATTAAAAAAGTTTGCTATTTTAGCAAGAGTAAATACGCCTGGGTTAAAATCAGACTCTGTTTCCATTCTTCTAATTGTGTTTACATCAACACCTGTAAAGTCTGACAATAAATTTCTAGGCATACTCTTGTTTGGAGAGCTTTCGGTCATCAATCTTAGTATTCTTATTTCACTACAATTTAGTGAAAAATTAAATTTTTGAGGTTTATTTTCCATGTAAAAATTAAGATTAGTTTAAATAATAACACAAAAATATGAAAATAATTACAAAAATAACGGTATAATTATAATTATATTTTTTTTTTAACAAATATCTATTTACATTTGTATTATATTAATTTAGACT